GCAGGGTGACAATTCAGCAAACAAACGATGCACTGGATATAGTTCGACCTTCGGTACAATTCTATGAGAACCCCACCCACTTGGCAAAGTTGGGTAGGTTCCTCTCTGGAATCGGGGGGAGCATTCGTGCACACGCCACCAAGATTGGCGCGGCTCTCTCCATGCTGTTTCCTGGATATGCCCATGCTATTGGGCCTATCGCTCGTGTGGTAGCAGGTTTGTAATCTTTCTCAACAACCCTCCTCCACAATGTTTAAGCAAGCCATATTTCTTTTGCTACTGGTTTTCATGTTGCCTAAAGCCCTGTCTTTTTCCGTCTGTAACGCGCGCAAGCGCGATGCTCGTTCCTATTCAGTGGTAGGTAATTACGGCTTTAGCACCACTAGCAGCTTTAAGACTTATGCCAACATGGCGTTAGTTCCAGGGTCCTACTGTATTTCTATTATTGGGTGTGTGTCCCAGAACAACGCCGTTCCCAATGTGTACGTTAGTGGTGGACTCGTAGCCGGGGTCTTTGATGGGCTCGACATCTCCCCGTTCTACGCAGGTTCACCGTTCATCGTTGGGTCTAGTGCCATTCCTGCGTATGCTATCACAAACAACGTCATTCAACCACACTATATCGGCACTGGGTTTAGTGTGACTCCTGCCAGCTACTTAGGGTTGCGTTGCCATGATTTTGAGCAGGTTGTAGTTTATGCTGCTCCGCTATTCAACCCCACTGGAACATTATTTATTTATGTTAATTTGACCACTTTAGATATCACTTCCTTTGTGACTGTAGCTGTCGAAGCTGTTCCAGTGTATTAAGTGCCAGCGTTGTGTGTGTGTGGTGTGCGTTGTGTTTGTTCACTTTGTTGTTTTGCTTGTTTGTCCGCTGGATTCTGCTCTTTGAGTTGTCCGGCGAGGTAAGCGCGTGTGCAGCTGATCGTCCGAAAGGAGTCCTTTCTCTGCACGTTTTCGCGCCATAAATTGAGCAAAGAGCCGCTCAGTCGTTTGGTGATTTAATTCCCACTCGAACCGGCCAAGTCCTTGGAGTATGACCAGGCGTCAACTCGGCCCATCCGTACCAACATGCACAGAACTTCGCTGTCAAAATAGTCAATTCAACTTCCAGTTAGACAGAGCTGGTGGTTTCGTTGGCTAGGCATCCAAACCATAAAATAACCAATCCCGCTCAGCCCAGGGCTACTAACTGGGTGGGCCGTGCGGTTAGTGCAATCCCAAATGTGGAAGAAATCTCCACTGGGAACGCGCTGGGGAGGCTCTTGTGCTGAAGTTGGCGAATGGAAACAGCTCCCTTGGACTTTCTTCCTCTCACCGCCAGTGTTCAAACCACTGGTTCATGAAGACTATGCTAGAAGTGACTAGCCGTTCTGGTGCACGACAGCACCCACCGTTCTCACCCCCTATGGAAACCGCACAGCTTATTTCGAGCGGGGAACCTTCCTCCACTGTCACCGGTGGACTCTCAGAGCCGGAAGGTACTGTGCCGTCTAGCCCTCCCATCGTTGATGATATTCACGTGGGATTCGTTAAGGGCTCTGCTGTTGCTGAAGATGACGATGAGTGGGAGACTGACTCCTCACCGTCTACTGCAGACACTCCCACAGCAGGAGATTGCCCACAAGATTCCGTTACCCGGCGGGACCTCAAAGGCAAAGGGACTTGCGTAGAGCCAGTCCAAGGAGTGCCCACAACCAGCAAGCGCATGGTATGGAAGGTAGTCGGAGAAGGCCCGTCTGCACCTTCCGCGGTTGAGACACAAGTTGATCTCCCGCGAACAGAAATTCAGGACATTGAATCTCTGTTCCAAGATTTATGCGCTATGATGGATTCTGACTCGGAGACGACTGCAACTCCTGAGACAGTTCCTTTGCTGGAAGTGGCGGATACCGTGGTTCAGGCGGAAAACGATTCGGCGGTACGAGTCCAACTGGGTTGTGACTCCGCGGTCGTAGCTCCTCCGGTCGCTCAGACTGAAGTTGCCGCCACACCAGAAGAAGGCACTGGTGAACCACAGGTCGCTGACGATGGTGAAGAACTTGAACATGGTGAGCGTGTGGAAGCGCCCACTATGGAAGATATTTTCACCGTCCTTGTGTCCGCGAAGGTGTATGACGCTTTCTTTGCTCGTAACAGAGAGCTTCTCCACGTGAGGAGAATCGAT